ATACTCAACCAAACCTTATCACTTTTATAAATTTGATCTAATCCGGAAAATCCACCATATTGTGGAAAATCAACATTAGACAATTCACTTGAAGTCATTCCTTCTTTAAAATCACCGCCCTTAAATGAAATCCAAAAAACTTCACGTCCACGTTCCAACATGGCAATATCCGCTTTTTCTGATGTACCTAGTTGTAAATGTATAGCCGAATCAACTTTTACGCCTGTATTAACGTGTTCTCCCTTATCCCATACATTTAAATCGAATATAACTTTTTCTGGATTGTTCTCTTTGAACCATTCGTTAAGCTGGTCAGCTTTGATCTTTTCTTGTTCAATGCCACTAGCTTTGATAGTCTTTGATTTCAACAATTCTCCCAATGACTTATATAACTGTAAATACAACAAAACAGATCGCCAACCGGGCGTTCCGATTTTCAATCCTAACGGTACATTAATCATTGAAACCAACTTAGGTCCAAACTTGAGTCTTAACTTTGTATTCGAATTTGTGAAAGTTAATTCTGTATTTTCCGGAATTCCATATTCTTTACGTTTTTCTGGATTCGATATTAGTTCAACCATTTCGTCGTATGTTAAACCGTTAGGTACATGAACATCGCCCGGAAAACGTTCCGATGGTTTGTTATATGTTAAACTTAAATCGACTTGTTTTAAATCTTCATCGTTGAAGTCACCAGCCCGTCTTAACGGTCCAACCATCGTGTTAAACGATTTAATGTCATCGTCGGTCAAATGTTTTGACGATCCGATCTTTACGTCGGCTTCTATAATAGTCTGAATTACAGTTGGTGAAAAATGCTCACTGTATCCACATTTTTCAATAGCAGTTAATAACTTGTCAGGATCAACTTTTGAGATTCCACCATCCTCTACTAATAGAGAATATTCAAGAAGGATATCATTTATTATTTTAGCTTTATTCATATCGACACAATAATTAATAAATATTGTGTCTGATTTGAAAACCTTTAAATAGATAACGAATTCATGTCATGATAGTTGGTTCCAAAATAACACTTCGTTGGAAATCCTTGATTTTGCATCAATTTTACAATTTCCACCAAAATATTTTTACCTTCTGCTTTGTTTACATCAAATAATATTGAATCATATGTGTATAACACCGGTTTTGTCAATTTATCAGCCAAATATCGGTTGATATCCATCAGACTTTGCATTGAATACTCAGTTTCAGACGCTTGAAGAATATAATTAAATAATTTATTTGGGTTTGCATCCTTTAAATTATTTTTTGTGATTGGACGTTTAAATATAGGCGTCTCAATGTATCCAAATTCATTAAAAAAATCCCAACGATGACTGATGTATTCCAAGATCTTCATAAAATATGGAATTTTAGCGTATTCTGGAGAAATTGTTCCATATAACTGCTGAAATGTCAGTATCTTTGACCGTTTCACCTGATCTTCAGATGGATCTTCGGTTTTGAAGTAATATCGTGCCAAATACTCGTAAATATTAACTCCGTCTGGAAAATTATACTTAATTAACTTACCTATAATATGTGGATGATACGCACTATAATCCAACATCACCAACAATCCATCATTGCCAAACCTAGATACAAAACTTTTACGACATTCGTTTTCTTTATTCAGAGCAGAATAGTTGATTCCACCAAAACGATTACTAGGCCTTCCAGTTGATGTAAAAATGTTATATTCAGTATAAACCTTATTGTCTATCACCAAGTGTTTCTTATCTGGAAAATGTTTTTCAAACTCTTCCATATTAATATGCAAACCATTAACCTCAATCTTTTGAAGAGTTTCAATAATTGACGTATTTACTTCAAAATATGACTCTTCATACTTTTTCTTAATATACGGTTCAATTTCTTCACACATGTCAACGAATCTGGTCATGTGATTATTAGTCGGAACAATTTTATTTAACTCAACATTGTTAATGTATTTATTTTTAAAAAATGAATGAGCTGATGTGTCATATTCATCTTGTTCAATGATGTCACCATTTTCCATAAACATCACCAAACACAAGTCATATAACCTATCTACCTCCAGTTGATGAAGAACTTTACGTTTAGAAAAACAAAATATACGATTCTTCAGTCGATTTAAAAACTTACTAACCACATTTTTTGTATACAATGTAGAAGAGTCATATGTGTTGATATGAACGCTACATATTTGATTACTACCTACAGCTTTAATCAATACTAAACACGGTTCTACTGACGCTGGATGGTGATTATCCGACAAAGGCACCACATCCACAATGATGTCTTTTGTGCCAATCACATTTTTGATTTCATCCAAGGTCATGTGACTAACTATAGATGAAATTGACGTGGTAGTCAATTTATGATTGTTTAAATCCAACCAAATAATTTCCACTGACCTTTTTTGTTATCCCCGGCATATATTTTTCTGCTAATTTTGCTTGCTTTTCATTGTACTCATATACACCCTCTTGAACGACCTGTCCGTTTTTGATCACATCGTGTTGTGTACCTGATATTTTCCAACTAATATTCGTCTTTTGATAAATATTTGCAGGTAAAGATTTAAAATTGTCACCTTGTACTTCGATAATGTCATTATCGTTGATTTTTTTTACAAAATATCGACGAGTATATGGAATAGAATAATCAACATCGTTTTTGGAAAATAAATACGCACGTGGAAATATTAAAGGTATGGTATTTCCTGCCAAATTAATATATTTGTCGAGATTAATCATGTTGAAATATTAAGACCTTTTGTTGGTCGAAGTCCAGCCGTTATTGTGGTCGTCCATATACCATTACTTTGTAAACTGTGTTTTACGTCTTCGATCTGAAACAATATGTCTTTATCATATGGTTCAGGTAAATTGTCAATGCCAAAAATTTGAAATGTTTTTAATCCGCCAATACCAGTTAATGTGATTTCAGCTTTAATTCCTGGCTGTGGAAATGAATTTATAGAACAGTTATTTGGATCTTTATCATTCACTAATAAAGTAAACAAATCTTTTTGTGTCAATACCAATTTACGAATATACGTTTTTTCTTGATTTCCTTCTCGGGTAACCACACCTACAATATATGCACCGTCCTTAACATCACGCTCTTTTTGAATAGATGATTGTTGTTTTTCATCTGCACGTTTTCTTTCCAACTCTTTGTTTTGATTGTCTTTAAATAACGCCTCTTTATCCTTTGGCGTCAAATACGATGAATCGTGTGTGGGTTTAAAAAATCTATCACGAATTGTAAATCCAAACGGATTTTTCATAGGAACAGACGTTTTATTATCTTTAGGTGAATTATACATCACCATAGTGGCTACTTTATCACTTAATTTAACATTAAAATTAAATGATTGTATATTGTTTTTACTAGCGCGATTCTTAAAGAAATATAAATATGGTCTCTTATCCGAATTTAACTCTTGTAGTCTCTTCAAATTAAAAGATTCAGTATCAATAATAGATAATAAAGAATTAGATGGTCCATATTGAATCAAACTAAACTTCCACATTCCATTTACCGATTCAGATACTTTGTTCAATATAAAATTCAAAATGTCCGTCACTGTTTCTGACTTTTCCACGGCCTTAATAATCACATCTTTATGTATATAAAGATTCTCTAACTTTCCAATATTGTAATCGTACTGTTTAGATGGAAATTCTACATCCGTTGGTTGTTTCCCTGAATAATTGATTCTGAAATAATTTATAATCTCATTCAAATCTTGTCGAGATGTGCTATTAAATATAGACTGCATTGTTTTATCAGCTTCACTAATTGCAGATGGATCATTTCCTTCCTTTTGTGTGTCGGGCGTTGTATAATTTGTTGATTTACCACGATCTTCCACAGATGGTGAAATATTTGGTGCTTGAGAATTTGGAATCAATAACACTTTACCATCTGTACTTATCAAATTTTTATGACCACCGATCCAAGATGATGATATATCCAATTGATTAAAAGTGGCACCCTTTACTGAATCAGCTGCGCAAAATTTGTTAATAATGTCAACCAACAATCCCATCGTAATCCAAAATTCATCGTTGGCACCAGAATCAAAACTATATTTGGTTACATTATCTATTTTAGTACGTGGATCATTTGACGTATCCAGATTTCGAGGAATAAAAACACGGGTTTCTGGTCCTGGCCATCCGGGTATAGGAAACAACGATGTATTAGAATTTAATCCAGTCAACACAGCCTTTGGTAATGATTTGAAATCGTTTTGAATATATTCTTTGAACGATTTAATAGGTTCAGGTTTCTTATTTCCTTTACTATCAGCTGGAGAAGTTGACGCAACTGCGTTACTACGCGTTTGTACACCGCTATAAATAAAACTATTGCTCTTGATTTCAGTTGTACAGTCGTATGATCCGTCTGGCTGTAAAGAGTAATCAAATGAACTGATAATACCACATGTCAATTCATATGATGACTTTCCGTCTTCAACCAATAATTGTTGTTGCAATGGATCGGTATAAATTCCAAGTAATCCAGTTCCTTCTGTCTTTCGTGGATCGTTTGGATCACCAGTTGGTCCTGGCGTTTTATCATCCACTGAATCTTTCATTGTAGCTGGTCGCCCTATATCGTTAAGATTCAATAAAGATTTTGGATTATAATGATTCCATCCCCATTCAATAAACATTGATACACCCGGAGACATAAAATATGGAGTCATGTAATTCAAATGATCCTTTGAAAAACATTTCCACTTGATCGTTACTTGACGATACAACGATTTTTGCATTACAGCATCAACGCTAATAATACCGGGTGGTGGTACGTGTTTGTTAATAGATTCACTGCCACTAGAATATTCGTTATCAATTTTATGTTCTTTACCGTCGGGTGTAAATCCTATTACAGTTTCAGTTTTTGTATAATTGATTGGGTTAAATCCATAGTCTTTATAAAAACCATTGGCTCCTCCCATCACAAAACCTTCTTTACCGCCATACTTAACGTCTCCTATACCATTAGAACAAACACGAACCCAACAACGCATTGGCCCCTTATACGTATTCCAATTTCCGTCGTCACCCCAATTTGCAATTGTATTTGGAATGTACGTAATTCCAATGTCACGTTCACGACGTTCCAACTCCTCACGAATATACTTTGGAATTGGCTGAATCTCAAACGGTGCTACATATTTTGTTGCCATAACGATTATGAATTAAGTAACTTATAATTGTTAAGTATAGTGTTGATGTTGATTGGCACTCGTAATTGTAATCCAGCAGGTACTGCAAGTTTTCCTTTACCGATAGCATTTGCTTGTGCAATTATCCACCATAACGATGGATTCTTGTAATACTTAAACGCAAGATTATCCAACGAATCTGTTTCGTTGGTTACAACATAAATGTCAGTTGAGTCCATTGGGATATTTGGATACAAACGTGTTCCAAAATATCTTTTGCCATCCCATCTCTTTTTTATGTTGACGGTTGTATCGTATCTCATATCTTAATAATTATCGTGGACTCACAGTTAGTGCCTCTGAAAATTGATTATCAAATCCTCCAACCAATCCATAATTGTTCAAATCTCTGGGTGCGTGTCCAAAATTGGCCATACCAGTGATAGGTCTTTCTTTGAATATAGGAGTCAAATCAAGTGAAACTTCAACTTCTCTTGGAAATTGAGCTATTTTACCTTTTGAACCCGTCCACGTAATAATATTATTTAAATATGACCAATCTTGTTCTGAATTTTCATGAATAGTCTCCCATGCAGAACCTTCCGGTATTGCAATTCCTACTCGATTAATTAAAATCGGCTGTTCTTTGTACATATCACCCAACGTCAAATGTACAAGCGGGGGAATTATAAACTGACTTTCACTGCCTCCACCCTGACTTTTGGCACTTGTATAATTTGCTGGCATCGTCAATCCACACAAATAATTTACACGTTTCCACATAGGAAGAAGTTCTTTGACGCTATTAGCAATCACTTTAAAACTAAAACTTAACTGACGTGTAATACCACTATATGTGTACAACTTATCAGCACGACCAATGTAATTGTAATTAGCCCACTCTGCTTGAAAGCTGTCATTAATTCCAGTTACAGATGCTCTAAAAGGAATATACTTTTCATTGATTATGTCATAAAAGTAAAACGCAATCAAATCATCGTTATATGGTTCATATGTGGTCCACCCAGAAACATTCGTTTCATCTTTTATTGATCTATCTTTATCCAAAATTGTCAATTTATTTAGATCATCTCCTCTATTTGCCGATGACATTTTCTTGCTATTCTTGCGAGAATGTTCAAGTCCGTCCAACAGTTGCGTACTATCTTTATAGTTGTCACTATACTTTTTATTAGCAATGTTTTCTTGTTTTACTTTATCAATTCCGTAGAGAGTTGTATCCGGACTAGTGAAAACGCGAGTATCAGCATCGGAAAATGATACTGAATATCCTGATGTTTTAATCTTTTCTACCAACTTTTTTAAATTATCTACACGCTGTCTATTAATTGGATCATCTTTCTTGGTTTGAAGAGTAGCATTAATACGATCATCTTCGGTGCCAGATAAATCGGTAGTTTCAGATGGAATATTTTTGAATTTTCCACCCTCCATGTTGGTTAAAAAGTTGGCAAGATTACCGTTTCCACCAACATCTTTACGATTCTTAGAATAAGTTCCGTCAACCAAGTAGGCAGACCGTTTTTCATCACCTGATCCTTGTCGAGTTGGTACATTAACTATCGTTTTGATGAAAGATGTAGGTGGTACTTTATCAAATCCATACTTTTTATAGAAATCTTCTTGTGCTAATATGATAGTTGGTTCATCAGCGTTGGTCAAGTCCAACAAAGGACCATCCATCTTGGTAGGAAATTTATTTGTCTTATCAAGATACTTTTTATAGTTCATCAACATGATTGAGAACTTAAAATTACTGGAACGATTCTTGATAAACGGTTCAATACCAATCGTCTTTCCGTATTTTTCAATATTATCTGCATCTTTTTCAAATGTAAAGCCGGTTGTACCACCATTAATATCGGGTCCGGTAATGTCTGTACCAGAAACTTTTTGTTCGGTTCCATCAACAAATACAAGTCGTCTGTTTTTAGGAGCTTCATTTCCGTTTTTTCTGATATTTTTCTCTCCACCATCAGAACTACCAGCTATCCAAAGTTGATTCAATGTAATTTCAGCATTAGTAATTACGTGATGCTTTGTAAATTTACCTTTTAAATCAGAAATCATCATTCCATACGCACCTTCATCACCTCTATATCCAGTTTTATCAGGCTGTTTGGTTTGAATCAGTGATGGAAATACAGATGCAACCATCGATTTTAAAAAACTATTCTTGTTCACATTACCACCCCATCTTGATGCTAATGATGTGTATCCCGATGATGCTGTTCTTGCTCTCAAAAGTCCTTTACCGCCACCAACTGATTGAAGAGATAGTGGCGAATTATCAGAGTTGTCTTGTTTTCCAGCACCAACTGTTCCTTTGGGAGACGAAATACCATTGGTAACACTAAAACCAACAACACTCGCCAAAGCACCTAGAATACCGCCACTTAAGTCAATGTGTCTAGTTGGTCTCGGAAGCAATCCAAGCGATCCTGGCCGTATTGCTGCCACAATAGGCATCACTGGATTATACAAAGCAGTTTCGTTAAATGGCTGTAAGTTTTGCAACAACAACTGTTTCAACAAAAATGTTACTCCGTTTCCAGAAACTGTATATTTGGAAATACGAATCACGTCTTGTAAAGTAGATCCAATTGGAAATGCACGACTGTCATATTTCTTTATTGCGTTTGTTCCACTGTTTCCTTCATTTGGATTGTACCAAACAAACGGTTGACGTGGACCAAATTTCAACAAACTATTAGCGTAATCAGTTTTTGCACTGAA